GTGGTTTTTCCCCCTGCAGGATGGTAGGGTGGTGAGGTGTGTAGCCTCTGACCCACCCTATAACGAGTGAACACAAGCAGGTAATCACTCGGGTCATTGGACCCATTGGTTTGGAAGATTCATGTCGTAAGCGTGACTTATAAGATACAGGATGCGGTTTATACCGGCCCCCAACGGCCCGGGGGGTACCTAGGTAGTGTCAAGTAAGGTGAGGCGTAGGCAACCAAAAAGCCGGAGCAATATGCAACTAGGATAACATGCTGGCTTCCCTAATGTGTTGTGGCACAAGCGGGCGCAGCTTTTCCCGAGGTCAAACGGTCACGTGGTGACTTGAACCCCTACTCTCCAATACCCAATTTCCCAAAACTAATCCCACAAACCCTTTTTACCCCTTATGAACAAAAATCAAAGTGAAGTCAAGAAGGTCAAAACCCACAAAAACCGCCAGAAGCCCGATCCTGAAGAGGATTATGGTGAACGGCACTTGCCAGTTGGTGAAAGTCCAACCCAGTTCCTTGAGGAGAAGGAGTTCAAGGAACTGGAAGACGGAGACCCCGATGCTATCATAGTTGATGGTGATGTTATCGCAGTTGAGAACTACGATATGTGTCCGTCTGATGTTTGGGCGGTTGTTGAGGCGATATGGGGCCTCGATCCGAACAACCCGCGCAAGCCCGAACGAGGGTGCACGTTAAGGGTAAACCCCTGGAGGATATACAAGTCCAACAAGTTTAATTACCAACTTACCATTAACAATGAAATGGTAATCGATGGTGATGTGAGGCACAATAACAACGTTTACCCTGTGCACTTAAAAGTCCCTATGCTGCGTACCAGAGACGAGATCACGCATTCCTCTGATGATGGAATTTTAGTGATGGTACGCGGGAATCTCGAATACCCCGTGATTCCACCCATTACAGATGATCTGATTAAAGAGCGTGTACTCATGCATGCTAAAACGATCATGCCCAACCTCTACAGCGAAAAGGGAAATTTTAGTTGCTCCCATGCTTTAAACATGATACGTCCATTGATGTATAGGTTCACCCCTAGATATGATGGATTGGATGCGGCTATTATGGACGTTATTCGTTCTCCGGAATTTTATGAACTCGCCATAGAACAAGAGAACATTTACGCGAAGTCTTTGCGACTTAGACGTAAGGCTGTATTGGCCCATTGGAAGGCCAGAAACCAACACAGTACCGCTTGGTATTATGTTCTAGTCTCCTTTCTGATTACACTAGTATCTTTAGTGTGTCCTATGTCCGATATAGCTTACCTTCTGATAGCAGTTATATTGGCTGGTTCTATCTTCATGAAAGAAGAATTCTTATCTTGGTACATGGAATCCAAAGTTCCATCGTTTAGGATGGCGTCTGTATTGGCCACTCCCCAAGTATGTATTGCTGACAGAATGTTACCCCCGATGCAACCAGGATTCTCATTCACGTTCGAAGAACCACCTATTTGTCACCAACAATTTGTTGACATATATGGGAGTACAATAGAGGATGCCCCATTAGTGGTACCATCTCAATGTGCTCACAATGTGCAAGGTGCCGTCAGAATACGTCATGCCTTTGAAAGAAATTTCAACCCAAGATACATTAAGAAGTTTAGTCGCTTCTTTAAGAGGTGGGCCCGAGAGGAGTTCCAAACCCTACATGTGCCCCATTTCTCCTTTACTGATTGGGTGACAGGAAGGTATTCCCAGGGTAGGGTTAAAACCTTACTCCAGGCCCTTGATAGGACACTCAGTGTATCAAAATATGTATCTAAGATTTTCGTCAAACTTGAAACCTACCTAGGTAAGACCTTTGATAGCTTCAAGCCTAGGATGATTCAAGCCCGGCATGACGAATTTTTAGCCCGAATGGGCCCATGGTTTTATGGGTTCAGTAAGGCTCTGTCAAAACATTTCCACAAGTATTCACCGAAATTCTATGCCTCAGCCACAACCGCTGAAGAATTGGGTGAATTCATGGAATCCCTTTCTAGATATGAACGAATGATTGAAATCGACATATCTAATTGGGATGGCAGTCAGCTTAAATACATATTGGAATTGGAGAAATGGTTTATTAACAACATTTGTGATTCTATCCCGCCCCATTGGGACGAGATATCTCCTCACTGGACACATGTTGATGGGCAAGCAAAAGGTTATTCTTTCAGATCAACATGGGGACGAAGGAGCGGTGATCTGTGGACTTCAAGTTTAAATACTTTATTCAATATAGCTTATACTATGTTTGTACTTGAAGATCCGTTCCTTAAAATCGTAGCTCTTGGTGACGATGGGCTGGTGGGTACCAGTTCCACAATACCAGATGAAACCATCATCCAACGCTACGCAGCGTTAGGCATGAAAGCCGAACTTAAGACCGTTAGCATAGATGACGCCTCTTTTTGTTCCGGGAGAGCTTATGACATGGGTGGTTGGAGAAAATGGGGACCATTACCTTTTAAGGTTTTGGCCAAATTTGGCTTCAATTACCATAAACATCAGTCCAAAGTTTTCAAAAGACTTTTGAAAGGTACAGCGATTAGTTTGGGACCCATAGCGGGTCACTTACCCATATTGGGTACCATCATCAGAAGGATTAAGGAAACATCTGATGATGTCAAAGCACTTTATCCGAAAGGTGAAAACCCTTACAAACCTAAGGGTGCAGCAGTTCATTACCCTACACTGGCCACTTATGAACACTTTTCTCGAGTCTACGGATTTGAGATTAGTGACATGATGGCTCTTGAAAAGAAGTTATCAACCTTAACAATTGATGATTTCCCTTTAGTGTGGACAGATCCAATGTTTAAGCAAGGATTTGAAATGGACATAGGGAAACCCTGTCTTGGAAATGACTTGGTAGAAGAATATCCATCCGTTTTCGAAAGGATGGTTTCCATACCTTCGGCCATATCCAGGATGCTGATCATTTCACCCAACGAACCTTTTCCATTAGCCAAAATATTATGGATTTATGCTATCATTTCGCCCTTCGTGGAAGAGTTTGTCCATTCCTTATTGAACAAGGAACGTTGGTTCCTTTGGAGGACAATACACGCTGGGGTAGAAATACTGCAGGGTTCGGGATGGGTCATGTGGCCTATACATCTAACATTTGGGTGGATAGCTAACAGACCTAAACATGGCCAATTATTGGCCCTAGTTTCCCATATGGTTTACAATGCTTTGGTAGCCATGCAGCTACAAACCCTTCATAACAGTAGTCTCACTCATTTTGTAAATATGGGTTCAATCTTATATAACATCATGACAAAAAGTAAGAACACTAGTAACCAAAGAAGGTCTACAAATCCACGTCGAAATCCGCCTAAACGCCAAGCACTTGGTGAACTTGACAAGTTCATAACGGCCAACGTGCAACCCTTTCACCCCCAGGCGGTGGGTGCCAAGAGTCCTGATTCCAACATGCTACCATCAGTACCAGTCACTTTGAGAATGTTTAAAGACATCTCAATTGACGCAAATGGTCATGGAGCTGTAATCTTTCGACCCTATATAGACGAAACGATTATTGATCCGGTCTCAATTTCCGCTGGTTTGGTGGTTACTTGGGACACTGCAGGTGCATTAACAGCCACCGACATGGACTCAGCCCCATCTTCTGCAGATTGGGTTGGGGTCAAAACTGTTGGTGGTGGAGTCAGAATGCAGTACGAAAGCAAACAAGACGAGGCCACAGGTCACGTTTGTGTGGCCCAAGGCCCCGACGGCAATTCAACAGCCGAGCTTTCTTATACTTCCTGGCCTGCCGATGAAAACGAGGCAAGAAAGGCCACATGGTCCCATAATATCACCCTAAGTCAATTGGCTGACGAACCAGTAACCATGCCATTTTTAATGGTTGATTCCAATGCTTTAGACTATAGATTTATTGGACCGTCAAGGACAGTAACACAAATCGACAACGGCACTATTCCATTCACAGGATGGAGCTACATCGCTGTGTTCATTGACGCCGGTCAACCGAACGCAGTCGTCAACTTCGAGGTTATTCTGCACCTCGAACTACTCCCAAGGCTCTCTAATCAGGACTTTTTGCTCTCACCCACACCAGCAAAAATCCACAAGCCTGAAACAATTGGTATTGTGCAGAAAATACACCTGTCTGGCCCCCAGGGCGGAGTAATCCATTCTGGTAACGATCATGATACTCATGTTCGTGAAGCCCTGTCAGACTTGAAGGACACTGCGGTGTCCATCGGTCAAGGATTGATAGTCCGCGGAATTAGAGCCGTGGCTTCGAAAATTGGCCCTTTGGTTGAGGAAACGTTGCCTTTCCTTACTGGGCTCTTTCTCTAGATGAGAAACCATAACCCCTTTCGAGGGACACCCATCTCCACGATTTCTTCTGGAGATTAGAATTAACTATTGTGTTCCCACAGTCAGCGAATAAGCTAAGTGGGATCCAGGGGTG